TGATTGAGTTTTCACGTTGTAATCCCTAAAATTTGCCGACGTATAGATTCTGCTGCTGCTTCGCTTAAGCCACCTTTTTTAACAGATTTAGCAACTTTATCTGCGGTATCTTCAACTTTAATTTTGACTTTAGCTTGATATTGTTTGAGATTGGCTGAAGCAGAAGTGAGTGCAGCAATATTTTTAGCTGCTGCAGACATTATCCCAAATCTTTTGATCGCAGGTAGTTGTTTATCGTCTATTTCTCCAATTTCTACCATGGCGTTGAATAGCTCAGTTTGCAACATCGCCATTAGTGCTTCAGAACGCGTATCCTGTTCGTCTGTCGCTTGATCTGCAATAAGACGTGCAGCTTCCGTACTATCCTTGATAGCTGCAAAACGTCGTTCAATTTTTTTACCATAACGATGTACTGAAGAACGACTAACTACAAAACCTTGTTCTTGCAACCATTCAGTTAGTTCTGAATAGTTGGCAAATCCACTTTCGGCAAGTTTTCGTTCAAAAGCCTGTCGAATATCATCAGGCAAAGTGGCAAGCGTACTTCGTTTAGCCATTATCAAACCTCCCAATATTTGGTTGGTCTGGCTATACCAGCTTGACATTCAATGGTGTATTCTGCTGTATCAACACCCGATCTAGTTAAATCGACGAACCATAGACCACTAGGCTCTTTGGTGATAACCAACAGTTTACAATCATGGACGCTTTACTAATATTGTTGAAACTGAACTTGGTTTGCATCGTCGCGAAACTGCTCGAATTATAATGGCTACGAAACGATTCGCTTCACCACAAATGAAACAAATTGTTCCTAAATTAGCAGATTTAGGTAAATCAAAATTAATGGAATTGCTTATCGAAGAAGATGAAAAACTAATTGAGTTGGCAGAAGGTGGAGAAATTGCTGGTAAGAAATTAGATGACATTGATTGTATGAGCGTACGTGAGCTAAGAAAAGCCCTTCGCGACTCGCGCGACGAAACTGAAGCAGCGCGCAAAGTGTCGGGAGACAAAGATAAGAAAATTAATGAACTCAATGAAAAACTTCTAAAAAAACAAAAAACTAAAGATTCAAACCCTCAAGATATGGCAGAAGAATTAAAACTACAAATGAGTAGCGTTCAGGTAGGTGTTGAAAGTCAAATTAGCCGATTAAATGATGTGTTTGCAGCTTTAGTACGGCACGATAATGACAATGGTTTGAATAGTTCTTCAATGATGGTTGGTTGCTTGAATCAAATTATTCTCACTTGTGAAGTTCTAAGAGATAGATTTAATTTACCTAATAATGCTTCAGCTGAAATTCAACCTGAATGGCTAAATGAATCTGAACTCAAACCTGCAACAGAATAAGGCTTAATGGGAGTATGAAATGAATAATCCTGCCTTAACAGAAAAATTAATGAGTATTGCGCGTCAGGTGGAAAAACTTGAACACGGTAAAAAAAGTGAGTTTTTGCAGAAAATGGCAGATGAGTTAGGCTGGGGTATTCACAAGTTATACCGTTATCTTAAAAAAGTATCTATCAAACCAGCTAGAAAAAAACGTGTTGATTCAGGTAAACCAATTTTGACACTTGATGAAGCTAAATTGATTAGTGCAGCAGTCTTAGAAGCAGCAAGAAAAAATGGTAAGAGAATTATGACTATTGCGCAGGCAGCAGATATGTTAAGAGCTAATAACTTAATTAATGCTTATCAGATAGATGATGATGGAGTTGTTAAACACTTGTCACCTAATGCTTTATCAAACGCATTAATGAGTTATGGACTGCATCCAAAACAATTATTGCAACCTGAACCGGTAACACGTATGAAGTCGTTATATCCCAATCATTGGTGGCAAATTGATCCAAGCTTATGTGTGCTTTATTACTTACCTAGAACTGGAAAAGATAAGGGATTAAGGGTCGCTAATATTGAGGACTTTTATAAAAATAAACCTAAAAACCTAGTTAAGGTTATTAATGACAGGGTTTGGCGATATACGGGTACAGATCATGCCAGTGGCACTATTTGTGTACGTTACTACTTTGGCGGTGAAACAAGTGAAAATTTATGTGATTTCTTTATTTTTATGATGCAACCTAAGGCAGATATCACTAAAGACCCGATTAGAGGTATACCGCATGGAGTGATGCTTGATCCGGGTAGCGCGAACACCAGTAGTAGTTTTAAAAATTTATGTAATCAATTAGGAGTACGTCTTCAAATTAATACACCACATAAACCAAGGGCTAAAGGTCAAGTTGAAAAAAGTAATGATATTGTGGAAACGTCATTTGAATCAAATCTGAGATTCATAGAGGTTGATAATATTGATTATTTAAATGAACTAGCCTGTAGATGGATGCAGTACTACAACGCAAATCACAAGCATAGCAGGCATGGGTTAACAAGATACCAAGCTTGGAACAAGATTAAAGCAGAACAATTAATTTTGCCACCACCATTCGATTACTGTAAAGAACTGGCTATATCCGCACCTCAAGAGGCTAAGGTTACTCCTGATTTAGAAATTCGCTTTAAAGGAAAACATTATTCTGTTCGCGATATTCCAAATGTACTTGTTGGTCAAAAACTTTTGGTAGCAAGAAACCCTTGGAGAAAGGAAGCAGCACAGGTTGCTGTATTTGATGAGGATGGTAATGAAAAATGGGTAGTAGTAGAGCCGATTGAGTTTGGTGAGTTTGGCTTCAGAGAAAATGCAGTGGTTATGGGTGAAGAGTACCACCAGCCGAAAGAAACACGAGCACAAGTTAATAAGAAGGATTTAGATAAACTTGCTATGCAGACAAGTACTCTTGAAGAGGCAAAAACGAAAAGAAAACAAAATTTTGCACCCTTTGGAGGCTCCATTGACCCGTTTAAACATCAAAATAATGTATTGAAGGGAAATAATACTCTATATGTAACTAAGCATGGTAAGCAGTTGGAGTACAACAATAAGGAGGTAATCGAACAGGTTCTAAGTAAAGTTGAGCTAGCCAAAATATTAAAACCGCGTATTGAAGCAGCTGATGGTAACTGGGCACAAGCAGTAAAGATATTACAAAGGTTATATCCAGATGGTGTGGTTGCCAGTGAGGTTGAATCGGTTTTTGAAAGATTGAAATCTTCAAGCAGTTTCAAACTGCATAAGACAGGGACAGCATGATGAATTTTAAAAGTACTTTAAAACAAATTGGTAAATCTTATGCTGTTGTTGCGGGTATGGTAGGTGTATCGCCTGCAGTTATCAGCCAGATTGCTAATCATGGAATATGGCCAAAAAAAAATAAGGAACAACTTAGACAAAATTTGATCGAATTTATAAACGATAGTGGTGCAGACATTCCTAATGACCTCTCACAGACTTCGGAAGCTGCACCAGACCCTACTCAAGAAAGCAAGGACGACAATATGTTACTTAGAAAAACTGCATTAACGCAAGCAACTAAATCCGCGTTTAATTTAGTCCGTGATCCGTTCAGTGAAGAAATTAATAATGCTGAAGATTTATTTACAAGTCCAGATATTAAATATGTGCGCGAGGCAATGTTTCAAACTGCTTCTCATGGTGGATTTATTGCTGTGATTGGTGAATCAGGTGCTGGTAAATCGACTTTACGCGAAGATCTGCAAGACAGAATTATTCGTGATGGGCAATCAATCATCATGATTGAGCCGTATGTGCTAGCGATGGAAGACAACGATATTAAGGGGAAAACCTTAAAATCTGTACATATTGCTGAAGCAATATTAGATTCAATTGCTCGTGGTATTAACCCGAAAAGAAGTCCTGAAGCCAGATTCCGTCAAGTTCATAAGGCGTTACAAGAAAGTGCTAAGACTGGGAATAAACATGTGTTAGTAATTGAAGAAGCACATGGTATGCCATTGCCAACACTTAAACACTTAAAACGATTTTTTGAATTAAAGCAAGGTTTTGAAAGACTGCTCTCTATAATTTTAATAGGACAACCAGAACTTAAAAATAAGTTATCTGAAAATAATCCGGTGGTGCGTGAGGTAGTGCAACGCTGTGAAGTTGTCACTTTACAGCCATTAAGTGAAGGTAAGTTGGAACAATATCTGAAGTTTAAATTCAGCCGAATTGGTAAAAATTATCAAGATGTGATAACCAATGACGCAATCGATGCTATTGCAGAACGCTTACAACATAAATCAAGAACAAGACAAGGTATTGAATCTACAAGTCTACTCTATCCATTAGCAGTAAACAATTTAGTAAGTGCTGCTATGAACCAAGTTGTGGAATTGGGATTTGAGAAGGTGGATGCGGACATTATCAGGAGTATCTGAAATGTACGTTCTTATGAAAGATTTTTTAAAGCGTTTTATGCTTTGCTGGCTGATTGTATTTATCTATAGTTATTTATTTTCAATAATTAAAGAGCCAGACGCGCTATATCTTGATCCAGATAATCAGCAGCAAAAAGATTTAAAAGAAGCCGATACCGTATGGGAAAAGACGTATGGCCATATGAACGATAAAGAAAAATTAAATGGTGTTGTCTTAGAACCCTAGGAGAATATTATGAATAAGATTGTTAATGTATTGAATGATGGAATAAAAAGAACGTTTGCAGAGATTATAAATGAAACTGGCATTAATTCTGCATTACTAGTAGATCAATTAGATAATTTAATTGAAAACAAGATAATTTTTTATGAAGTTATCAATAATAGAATAGTTTATTTTATTCCTAATGAATTGATTACTAAAAAAATATATACAGCTGATAATATATCAGAGCCTACGCAAAAAGAAATACAGAATTTTATAATGCAGATTGACGGAGATTTTACTTCTTCAGATATCATCCAGCATTTTACAAAAAAATATTCTTGTCTAATTAAATACGTAATAAGAAATTTAGTTGAAAAGCAATTATTAATTAGACTTAAATCTGGTTTTTTTCGTAGAAAAGAATTCGAACAAACAAATGAATCAAAGAAATTAACTTTAAATAAATCGTTTGTCATTGATTATAAAAATGAAAATTTTGATGAATTTGTGGATGTGATTTTAAAAAAACTATTTCATCTTGATAAAAACGATTTTATAAATTTTAAGTCATCAATCGAATCAATAACAGTTGAATTCTATTCCGATAATTTAGGAAAAATCAGATGAAAACACGCTGTCCAACTTGTGGTGCTGGATCCAGTCTAGATGTGTTAATTGCACATGAAGATGCCAGAGCGTTAATAATCGGCTTATCGCAAATATCGGATGAATTAACTAAAGCAGCACTACGATATTTGACTTTATTTCGCCCTGCTAACCGTGATTTATCATTCGATCGTGTCGCAAAATTGTTAAATCAGCTTTTACCAGATATCCAATCTGGTCAGATAACACGTAATCGTCAAATTTATGAAGCACCAAGACCAGCGTGGATATGGGCTTTTAATAAATGTATAGAAGCGCGAGATACCGGCAAACTAAAAACACCGTTAACAACTCATGGTTTTTTGTATGAGACGATAAAATTTTATCAACCTGTTGATGCTGTTGATACTGTTAATACAAACAATGTAATGCAGATTAATTCCAAATTAAGGCAAGGAATAGCAGCTATTGCAGAATGGGCACATGATGGTGATTTTTTAAAAGGTGTTTTAAGTATTGGTCTTGGTAAATTATTTGCCTTAAATTTATCTAATAAACCAGCAGCAGCGGATTTAATCGCAGTAGCTAAAATCTGGCACGAAGAGTTAATGAATCAGCGCAAAGATTGGCGAGCTGATTTAGATAAGAAACGAATTGAAAAAGCATTTCAGTATCTTAGTGCTCATGCTGAAAAATGGCCTAATCCTAAAGATCTGATTCAGGTGATGTTGCCACGCCCTGAACAAAATAAATTAGTTAGTCCACCTCTAACAGAGGAACAAAAGAAAAAAAATAAAAAACTTTTAGAAGATATTAAAACTAAAATAGGATGTAAATGATGAACGAATTTAATCTAAATGATTATCGTGAAGATGCACACGGTAATCTTATTCCAATAAAAAATATACGCGAAATTGACTTGTTAAGAGATGAGCTAGTTGAAGAAATAGTAACTAAAGCTCATAAATGTGCCGAACTATTACGGACTTTTAAAAAAAACGCTTTAGATGATATTGCTGCTTTTGTACAGATCTCTGCAGATCGATATAAGGTCAAAATAGGTGGACGTAAAGGTAATATAACTCTGCATAGTTTTGACGGTCGGTATCGGGTTTTGTTGGCTATTCAAGATCGTTTGGTCTTTGATGAGGGCTTACATGCTGCAAAAAAACTGATTGATAAATGCATTGACGAATGGACAATAGATAGTAGAAGCGAGGTGCGAGTCCTTATCAATGCAGCTTTTAATACAGATAAAGAAGGCAATATCAGCACAGCGCGAGTGCTTGGATTACGACGATTGCAAATTGACGATAAAAAATGGCAAATTGCAATGGATGCACTAAGCGATAGCTTGCAGGTAGTGACCAGTAAGTCTTTTGTTCGTATTTATGAAAAACAAGAAAATCAAGAATACAAGTTAATAAATTTAGATATAGCAAAATTTTAAAAGAGCTTTTTAAAAAGAATTCCAGCTTGAATGTGAATTCTATAAATGAAATCCGTGCGGCACGGTCTGTCGCAATATCTTTCATATTGGAGTAAATGATGAATAAAAATGAATTAGCATTAGCTTTAGGTGAAAAGCTTTCAATCAAAAAATCAGAAGCACAAAAGTGTTGGGATGGGATGGTAGATATTTTGACTGAAGAACTTAACCAAACAGGAAAAATTGTCATACCTAATTTAGGAATATTTGCTGTTGTCGATCGCAAAGCACGAACAGGACGTAATCCTAAGACTGGTGAAGTAATATTAATTCCTGCTTCTAAGTCAATAAAATTTAAATCAAGCAAAACACTAAAAAATTCTGTGCAATAAGTGATCGTTAATCTATGCCTGTGTATTGCGCAGGCATGTGTGAACGATTACACAATAGAAATGGTGAAATGATGAGACTAACAATAAAACAAAAAAAAGCAAAATTAATCCGATTAGTGCACGTTGCTAAGAACCAGCTAATGTTGAACGATAGTGAGTACCGTAAAATAATTGCGTCATGCGCTTGTGGAAAGACCAGTAGCAAAGAATTATCTATAGCCGAACTTGAATTAGTAATGCGAAGTATGAAATCACATGGTTTTATCGTAACGATAAATAATAAAAACCATTCCCAGCAGCAAAAAATATATGCCAACGACCCTCAATCTAAAATGATACGTGGACTATGGATTGAATTATATGAAATGGGCGAAGTTAATGATAACTCAGAAATGGCACTGGCTAAGTTTACAAAAAGAATGACAGGTATTGATCACTATGCTTTTTTGGATTCAGACAGAGCTAGTCAATTAATTGAACATCTAAAAGCTTGGCGCAAGCGTAAGGAAATCAAAAATGGCAGATGATCGTATACCTGAATTAGTCATCGATTTAGAAGATAAATTAATTGAATTATTATTAAGTCAATTATCTATAGATCGACAAAAGGCAAGAGAAATAGCTTATCTAGCAGCAAGACACATTACTGATGAGTGGGGAGGACAGTTAATTTATATTCCCAAAAACCAGCTAGGTAAATTGTCTGAACGCGATATAAAAATATGGAAAGAATCTAATGGAAGAAATCATACACATTTAGCAAAAAAATACGGTCTCACAGTACAACAGATTTATAAAATTCTTCGCGAAGTTGGAGGACGCGAGCGCGCAAAATCGCAGCAAGATTTATTTACTTAGCTCCTTGAAACGACATTAATTCAAAAACCGCATTTATAAATGTTTATAAATGCGGTTTTTCGATGGTTCATTACTAGGTTGGGACTTTATACCACTTTATTAAAAAAATCCCTCAAACCGGCTTATTTTTGATATGCCGGTTTTATTTTTTAAAACACATTAAAAGAAACTTTTAGTCTGGGTGGCGACAATAGCATAAGCAAAGAAAAGAAAGGCAACCAGATGCATTTTGAAATTTTTAAATCAGGTAAGCATATTTCGAGTAATGGAACTGAGATTCAATTTAGTGATGCGGATATCGCTGCAGCTGCAGCTGCTTATGATCCAACTGTACATGAAGCACCGATTGTAATTGGACATCCTAGTGATGATGCTCCTGCTTGGGGTTGGATTAAAAATTTAAAGCCTGATGGTAACAAATTACTGGCTGAATTTACGGAAGTTGATAAAGATTTTGCAGAGCTGGTACGCGCTAAAAGATATAAAAAAGTATCAGCATCGTTTTATCAGCCAACTAACCCTAATAATCCCAAACCGGGTACATGGTATTTAAGACATTTAGGATTTTTAGGGGCAAAACCTCCTTCTATAAAAGGACTAAAACAAATTCAATTTGATGAAAAAGATGAATGTTTAGTGTTCACTGAAATAGCTATCGATAGCACAAATAATATTTTTAGAAGGCTACGAGAATGGTTGTTGTCTAATTTCGGTAAAGATGCAGCAGACGAGGCAGTGCCTGATTATCTAATCGAACAAATTAGTTCTTCTAAAGAAGAGACATCTTTTTCAGAACCCGTTTTAACCTCTAACCATAAGGATTCAAACATGACTGTTGATGAAAAAAATGAGCTTGAAAAAGCTCGTGCTGAAGCTACCGCAGCTAAGGCTGAATTAAAACGTTTACAAGATGAACAAGACAAAAGTCTTCGTGAAACTTCACATAAGTCTAATGTTGATTTTGCCGAAAATTTGACTAAAGCAGGTAAATTAAAACCTTCAGACAAGGATTCAGTTATCCAAATATTGGATTTTATGGACTATCCTGAAAGCAAAACTGCCGATTTTGGTGAAAATAATAAAAAACCATTGGCACAGATTTTAAAAGAGTTTTTGAACAATCTGCCTGAAGCTATGGACTTTTCAGAATATGCTACTCAAAAAACCGCTGGAAAGAACGTCAATATTTCTGGCACGACAATGGATTTTTCTGAAATCAATCCAGAGGCATTAAATCATCATACTCGTGCAGTAGCCTATGCCGAAAAACATAATGTCAGCTANGAAGAAGCTGCACGCTTAACCGTTTAATTTTAATAAAGGTAAATTATGAGTGCTCATTTAAAGAATTTACGTCAGATTGATCCTGTATTAACTCAGCTTGCCATTGGCTATAAACAAAATGAATTTATAGCTGAAAGTGTTATGCCCGTTGTAGGAGTGGATAAGGAAGGTAATCGCGTACCAGTATTCGGGAAAGGTTCATTTGTTTCTTACGAGACTGAACGTGCTGCTGGTGCAGAAAGTAACATTGTAACAGTTGATGCTGCCAGTATGATGGATGTTGTATTGGCGGAGCATGATTTAGCTGTGCCGGTTGATTATCGCGAAAAAGCCGAATCTATGTTTGATATGCGGGTGAAAGCAACTTATAAGGCCACTAATGGAATTAAATTACATCAAGAAATTCAAACTGCAGAATTAGTTCAGAATGATTCTGTGTATCACAATAACTTGAAAGAAAATTTAAGTTTATCGCCTGATAAGCAATGGAATAATGCTAAATCAGACCCATTAGAAGCCATTTTTTCAGCAAAAGAAAAAGTTCGCAGAGAGTGTGGTCAAGAACCAAATATCCTTGTGTTAGGTGCATCAGTATTTAATAAATTAAAAAATAATGAAAATCTGAAATCCTACCTATCAGGTACAGAGCGCAAATTACTAAATAAAGACATTTTAAAGAATTTATTTGAGTTAGATGACATTATTGTCGGTAAAGCAGTATCTACAGTGCAACCAAATAACCCAGTAGAAGACATTTGGAAGAATTTTGCTGCTCTATTGATCCGTCCACAAATCCGAACAACCGGTAATAATGATGAAGGTGAACCTTCTTTTGGTTATACATTTCGCCTAAGAGGAATGCCTCGCGTAGATCATTATTTTGGTAATGGGGGAAAAATTGAGTATTCGCGGTATACCGATATTCGTAAACCAGCTGCAGTTGGTGGAAGTTGTGGTTACTTATTCAAAAATGTAATTCCAAATCAGGGAAATTAACATGGCACAAACTAAACAAGTTCTATTGACGATTACTGTTGAAACATCTGGAGCATGGCAAGCAAATCGCTTTATCAATTTTGCAAATGCACAAGCATCAAAAGGAGATGCTGTTTATGGCGTATCTTCATATGAGGCAGATCAAGGTGATCTTGCTGCACTGGATGTTATTGGTATAGCGGTTGTTGAGGCGGGCGAAGCTATTGCAAAAGGCGATCTAATCGCTACTGGCGATCAAGGATTAGCCATTAAGGTGGCGCAAGGTGATATTTCGGTTGGAAGAGCTTTAAATAATGTCACTGGTGTTGGTGAGCAACTTCGCGTGTTGTTGGGAGCTAACTAATGAATAAAATCCCGTGCGTCGCCAAAATTCCTCTGGTTCTTGTAGCCGAAAACGGTTCAACTTTCCGCGTGAGTGCAGGAGAAAATATTGCGTTAACTCAAGAACAATNTAACAGTGTTTCAGCATATGTGGAACAGATGCTTCCGAATGAGCAATCACAGGAAACACAGCTAACTACAGAATCTTTAACTTTGCCTTCAAAGGAAAATTTATCTTCAGAACAATTTAATAGTGTTGCAACAAATGAGGTACAGAAGATTCCAGTTGAGCAATCACAGGAAACACAGCTAACTACAGAATCCCAAGCTTTGCCTTCAAAGGAAAATTTATCCTCCAATAAACCTAAGGCAAAAAAGGTTTAATCATGTACATCTCCCGTGATGATATTGCTGAATCAATGAGTTTAAGTGAATTAGCACAATTAAGTAACGATGATTTTGTCACTTCCAATGAAGTTGATTGGAAAGTTGTAGATCGTGCCATTAAATATGCCTGTGAATTGGCCGATGGATATTTACAAGGTCGCTATACATTGCCACTCATTGATTCTACAAGCATGCTCAGGATGTGGTGTACAGATATAGCTAGGCATTGGTTACACCGAAGGCGAATTAATACAGCTAATTTCCCCAAACCCTTGGAAATTGCTTATCAGGACGCTTTAAAACAACTGGCTTTAGTGCGTGACGGCAAATTGCATTTAGGGATTCGTGGTGATGGGAATGCAACCGATGGTCTACAACCAGAATCTGGTTCATATCATGTACGTGCGTCGAAAAAGCAAGATTGGAGAGCGTATTAATGAGTAAAACTATAACAATCTTGCAGGACGTATTGACACATCTACAATCTGAATTAGCTAATTATGAAGTCAGACTATTCCCAGACAATCCAACGAATTATAGGTTCATACATCCGCATGGAGCTGTACTGATTGGTTACCATGGTAGCCAGTTTGAAAAATCCATCTCTACAGATTTAGTGGTTCAAGAGCGTGCTATAAACCTATATTTTACAGTATTTGGACGGGGGTTAAATGGAGATGGTGAAGCATTAGATTTGCTTGATCTGTTGCGGGCATCGGTAATTGGATTCAAGCCCGTTCATTGTAGCTTACCAATATATTTAATTAGTGAGAAGTTTTTAGATGAAGAAGCAGGAGCATGGCAGTATGAGCTGCGTGTGCAAACTCAAACTATGGAAATGGAAAACCGAAAAAATTATGATTCCACCAAATTTATTCATGCTCCTAGTCGCACTTCTGAACAACCTCTCAACCCAAATTTAAAACCTAAATCTAAGGAATAAAAATGGCAGCATCTTTTCTACATGGTGTTGAAACAATCCGCATTGATGGTGGCAGTAGTCCAGTTTATACAGTTGATGGAGCAATCACGGCAATTATCGGAACCGGCTTATCTGGGGCAGTTAATGAGTTAACGGTCTGTCAGACGGTAAAAGATTTTAGTCAGTTTGGATCAGTGGTTGGTGCTGGTTTTACTTTACCGGACGCTGCCAACATCTGGACGCGCTATAGCTCTGGCGTTGCATATGTGGTAAATGTTCTTGATCCAGATAAACATAAAACAGTTATTACAAATGAGGCTTTGGTACTAGACAGCGATACATTGATTGCTAAAACAGTTCATCCTGCTTTGTTATCAGGTTATGAAATTAAGGCTAATAATCAAGAATTACATGAAGGTTCGGACTACTCTATCAATACAGAATCAGGTGAAATTACCTTTGCTAAAAATCAAACATCTATCACTATTGATTATACTTACCTTGATCCTAGTAAAGTCTCAATTGCAGACATTATGGGCGGATACGTAGCTGCAACAGGCAAACGTACTGGCATGGAATTGTTGACAGAAGGATTTAATCGTTTTGGTGCAGATGCAAAAATTATTATTGTACCTGAATACGATGGTGATGCTAATGTTGCAGCAGCTATGATCACATTAGCTGAAAAGTTAGAAGCTATTGCTTACATTTCAGCTCCTAAAAATACTAATTTGTCACAGGCTCTCCAAGGGCGAGGCTCACTCGGTAATATCAACTTTCAAACATCATCGGATAGAGCGCAACTTTTTTACCCTTATGTTTCAGGTACTAGTGGTCAATTAGAAAGCCTTGCGACACATGCAGCTGGTTTACGTATGAAAACAGATGTTGATCATGGCTATTGGTTTAGTATTTCCAATCGTGAATTGCTTGGTGTTACAGGAGTTGAAATTCCTCTAACAGCTCGTATTGATGATCCCCAAGCTGAAACCAATCGCTTAAACGAAAAAGGGATCACAACCATATTTAATAGTTATGGAACAGGTTTTCGTATGTGGGGTAACCGATTAGCTTGCTTTCCAACTGTTACCCATATTAAAAACTTTGAAACTGCACAACGCACTGGTGATTTAATTAATGAATCTATACGTCGGGCACAATTGCAATATATGGACTTACCTATTGATGATGCTCTGATAGACAGTTTAATCGGTACAGTACGAACTTACTTGGGAACATTAAAAAGCTTAACCGGTTTCAGCGTCGGTTTAGATTATGACTATGATTTAGTTGATGCATTTAGTAAAGGTCAGATACCAATTAAATATGATTACACGCCCAAGTTGCCAGCAGAACGTATCACCAATACAAGTGTGATGACACGTACCTATTTGGCAAATTTAATTAGTAATCCATCCTAGGAATAATCATGGAAATAAATACAATTCATAATGCCAATATTTACGTAAATGGTAATAGCCAACTGGGACGAGCTAGTGAGTTCAAATTACCTGAACTATCTATCTCTCAGGACGAAACAAAAGCATTAGGTTTAGTGGGGACAATTAAACTTCCTAGCGGGGTTGAGGCTCTTGAAGGTGAAATCAATTGGAATAGCTTTTATCCTGATGTTTTTGTAAAAATATATAATCCATTCAAGGCTTGCCAACTCATGGTACGTGCTAATGTACAAGTACATAATGCTGCCGGTCTCGCAACTGAAGTCCCTATGGTGGCCATGGTTACTGCAACATTCAGTAAAAATCTTCTAGGTACTTACAAACCTAAAGAGAAATCAGAATTTTCCAGTAGTTATCAAGCTACTGAAATACGACAAACGTTGGCAGGAAAAGAAATCTTGTATTTCAATGCTTTTACCAATCAGTATCGTGTGAATGGTCGAGATATGCTTGCGCAAATGCGCTCTAATATTGGAATGTAACTTTATTAAAGTGCTTTAAAAGAAGATTATCAATAAATTAACTAAACTCACTCTACTACTCTTAGTAGAGTGAGTTTTTATTTGATCAAGGAGTTATTTTAATGAGTACTGAAGCGCAACAAATACAGCAAAAGCTAGGAACTAACAAAACAATTGAGTTAATTGAACCATTAGATACACCTAATGGACAGTTAACAGAAATAACTATTCGTCGAGTTAAGATTAAAGATTTAAAACGTGCTGCAGAACAATATCCAGATAATTCAATATTACAAGAAGCACAAGTTCTGGCCATGGCTTCTGGCTTACAGTCTGAAGATTTTGACGAATTGACATGGGAGGACTATAGCAAAATAAGAAAATTTTGTATCGGTAATCATTGATTGGGATAATTTTTATCAAGTTGCCGCTGATTTAGCATGGTGGTTTGGTTTTTCTCCTTCAGATATTGACGAATTGTCTCCTGAAGAAATTCTTCAGTGGCAGAAACAAGCTAACAGGCAAATTAAGGCCAAATACAATAAATTTTAAAACAATTGTCTTTGGGTGAATGGCAGCCTAAAGACAATTATAAATTTCAATATCCATTACATTTATTACAAGTGACTGCAAATGTCTAAAGAGTTATCCGTTAGCGTGGTAATAGGGGCAACCCTTAAAGCTGGATTTAGCAGTGTTTTTGGTAAAGCTGAAAATGCTGCTAAAGGGTTAGGTGAAGCAATTAAATCCGCTACCCGAAAACAAGATCAATTTGCTAAAGCAATGCGCGGTATGCATGCTATGAATATGGCTAAGGATTTATCAAAGCAGTCGCGCGAATATGCTCGAATGGGTGTGGAAATAAGCAAAGCAACCAAAAATCAAGAAAGCTTGAATAAGGCTTTGGCTAGACAAAAAGCAGCCTCATTACATCGGCAACGCTTGCGTAGCGAAATGCTTGAAACTGGTGCACATGCTGCAGTGATTACAGCGCCTATTGTTAGCTCCATTAAGAAATTCATGGAACAGGAACAGGCTGCAGCGGATTTGAAGGTATCAATGATGGGTTCGGATGGTAAGTTCGGACAATTTGAAGCAATAGACAAGTTGAATACACATTTGGGAGCACTATTACCAGGAAATAAAACTGATTTTACTAAAATGACTATGGGCTTAAAAAGCCAAGGCATATCAGATAAAACAATTCTTAATGGTGGCGGATTGGCTACAGCTGAACTCAATGTTGTGTTGGGAAATGATATTTCTGATGGATCATTTTTTGCAAAGCTAATGGAAGCGCATGGTATTAAAGAAAGTGAGCTACTCCGATCTGCAGATTTAACTCAACGCGCTAAATTTGCTGCAGGTCTATCCAAAGAGGATATGTTTCAGGCAATGTCATATTATGCGCCAAAAGCAAATACATTGCAGCTTACCGGGTTAGCTAATCAAAAGCAGATATTAACGGTTGAAGGTATTGCAGCGACAAAAGGACTAGAAGGTTCTTCATTTGGTACAAATTTTGCCATGATGCTAAGCCAGTTATCAAAAGGCTCGCAAATGGTGGAAATGGCAAAACGCGGTATGAAGTCTGAAGTAAAAAATATGAT